CAATGATGAATGGTGAAAGCCTATTGTGGTTCAAGGAAGCAGGGGATCCTAGGTATTTAGATAAGTATACGGGTAAGTACTCTAATACGATGCCTGTAGACAAACGCGCGACTGCTTTAATGCACTTCAGGATCTATCATCCTACTACTCCATACGGAGTACCACATTATGTTGGTAACTTGTTTTCTATTTACGGAAGTAGAGCCGCTGAAGAGACTAATTATAATACGTTAACCAGTAATGGTATTCCGTCGATGTTCGTTATCATCGAAAATGGTGCGCTAACTGAGGGGTCTATAGCCCGGTTAAAGGAATGGACAGAAGAACAGGTTCAGGGGGCAATGAACTTCAGTAAGTTTTTGTTGTTGGAAGGTGATACGACTGAAGGTGGTATTCAAAGTCCAAATAGTTTTAAAATTAGAATTGAGCCTTTGGCAGGATACCAGAAAACAGATGAACTTTTTCAAAAGTATGATGCTAACAATAGGGATAAAATAAGATACTCATTTAGATTGCCGCCTGTGTTCGTCGGAAAAACAGAGGATTACACTAGAGCAACAGCAGATGCAAGTAAGGCTGTCGCGGACGAGCAAGTATTTGCTCCTGAGCGAGCAGATGACGACTTCCTTTTTAATCGGCATGTTTTATCCCGTTGGGGTGCAAGATTCCACACGTTAAAGACTAATCATCCAAACGTTACAGACGATAGCGAATTGATAAGGCTTATGGGGATAGCAGAGAAGTCTGGCGGTATGACGCCTCGTAGAGCTGACAGGATAGTGAGAGGAGTGTTTGGAGATGACATAGGCCCGATGCCGCAGGGTGTGCCGTTGGATACGCCGTTCTCTATAACGTTTGCTGCTGCTCAACAAGGTATGAATGGATCAGCCACTGGTAACGGGGTAGCTGAGCCGAAAGTGGCAGCACGGCATGTGATAGACGGGTTGCTAGATTTGCGTAGAAGAGTAGAAAAAGAATTAGATGACAGATTTTTCTTACATAACGATGTTGACAATAAGGGATAGGATGCCAAAAATGTGTTTTGTTCAGATTGCATTGGATGACGGGTTTACCTGCTATGGAGGAGTTGATAGTTATGTAAGGGAGCTGCAGAGAGAAATAGTAGAACAAGTTGATGGTGGTGAAGAGTTTGTATTGTGCGGTGTGTTTAAGGATCATGTAATAGTACGAAATGATCGTGATGGCAGATTTTTTCGTACTGAACTGAAGAAAGCGGATATCGGAGAGGTAGTTTTTGGTGATGTAGTAGAAGTCTGTCAAATGTTTGTTACGCTACCGCCGATGGAACGTAGGGAAAAAGCAGTATGGCCTACGGTATTTGTTAATGACTTGCCAGACTCCGCATTTCTTTATATTGAGCCGGGTGGAACAAAGGATGGAGACGGTAAAACAGTGCCAAGGACTTTGAGGCATTTCCCGGTTCGTAATGCCGATGGTGGAATTGACTTGCCACATTTGAGAAATGCATTGGCAAGAATACCTCAATCAAGCTTGTCTCAATCTATTAAAGATAAATTAGAAGCAGAAGCTAAGAAGTTGCTGGAAAACGTAATTGATAGTATTCGCATAGTAAACATGCCAGCACTGATGTTAGTGATAGAGGACTGCAAGCTAGATCCTGGATCCATAAAACTTATTGAGGACATCGCAAATAAACAAGTAGGAGTTGGGACACCTACGTATCATTGCAATAAAAGTGCATTATTATGGCGCGGAATTATTTAGATTTATCTAACTTAGATTTAGAAGATCTAATAACGCTTCAATGCAGTATTGAAGGGGCAGTATGCAGCATTCTAAAAATAGATATTAAAAGATTAGTACTTGGATTAGAAGCACGCATGACAAAGGAAATGTCTGAAGCGTGGGCCTTATCAGCTAAAACTGCTTTAGATACGGGGCTTGCTGATCTCGATGCGCGTGGTTACACGAGCGATTCTATAGATTCATTTTTGGTAATGCTGGGGTATAAACTAAAAAGTCCATTAACAGATAAGCAAGCAGGAATAATTAAGACTAGACTTAAATCTATATATATTTTTAGTAAGGAAGAAGCATCAAAGGAAATAAAAGTAGGGTTTAATTTTTCTGTAATAGACCAGAAGGCAGTGGATGCAGTGGCTGGGCACCAAAAGTTTTGGATTGGCTCGTTTTTTGATGAGCATTTATCACAAAGAATACGAGAAGTATCTAACGATGTCCTTCTAAATCAGGGACTTTCTTACAGGGAAGCAGGGCCTATATTGCGAGATGCCATAAGACAGGAGTTTGGGTTGGGGATGTCGCCTGGTATGTCCCAGTTTGCGCCGGAACTTCCTGCTAGGTATGCAGGAAATCCAGATTTGTACTTTCAGCAGCTAGCATCAGTATCTGGCCATCAATCAAGGGTGATCGCGCGTATTACGCAATTTGCCGAAGCTGGGGTAGTTACGTTTCAACTTATAAACCCTATGGATGAACGCACTAGTCCGATATGCCGAGAGCTTAACGGAACTACATTTTCTATTGCTTATGGGACCGCGCAGATACAAGCGATAGTGGCAGCTGATACGCCTGATGCAGTGAAAGAAGCAGCCCCGTGGTTATCGGCAAAGGACGTAAAAAGTATTATAGGTGATTCTCCACGCGGATCGCCAGAAGCCGCAAAGAAACTTGCCGGAAGAAATATTGTACTTCCGCCATTCCATCCTAGATGCAGAACAGAACCTGTTATGATTTCTAGTGGTAGCATGTGATACATGATCATGAACATTTATAAGTGCGGAAAAGTAGTTGCCGAATACGATGCTGGTAATGTGTCTATAACAACTGACGATGTAAAATTACGGCATTATGTGATTGATGGTGTAACATTAAATAAAAAGTGGGACTGCGAGTGTGATCGGCACGAAGATGATTTGGTATTATACAGACCTAGCCATGCAGTATTTTTTACAGCATTTATTCACAAAATTTGTATGGATGGGTATAGTATAGAAATTACGGGAGCCATATAGTTATGGGCATTGATTTTACTAAAGGGTTATCCAAAATAAGCATAGATAGAATGCCTAGTGCGATATTGCTTGGCATACATGCAAGCATGCACTTAGATTATACTGATACACAGAATATTGAAAAGGAGTGTACCGTAGGAGATCATTTGCTTGTTTTGCAGGAAATGTCTAATAGAGGTATGGAACATAGCATTAACGTGAGTGAGGGCTTGGATTTTGACACTTGCTGCAAGGCATTTGCTATAGGGTTGAGCTATACTGAAATATCGCTGTTAGGACTTTCAGAAGTAAGGAAGCAAATGGTTATGCAAACTTTGATTTTAGATAAAGTAAAGTTTGCAACGAAAGGTGATGCTGTATTATGGATTAAAAATCACAACTTTAAAATTAAACCTGTGGCACCTGATGATACAGAAAATTCATGGAGATTTAGGCAGAGGGACCCTGGGGAGTTTGTGGAAGAAAGTTTTAGAACAATAAGTATAACTGATGGTGTAAAGGGGGTAGTTGGTAAGTTAAAAGAGGCGAATACAAATAAACGGGATGTTGAAAAACAAGTAAGATTGTTACCGATAGATAAGGCAGAAGATAAAAGGGTAGTATTTGGTATCGTTTTAGAGCCAGAAACAGTTGACAGTCAGGGAGACGTGATATCTGAGGATGAGATATCTAATGCAGCGCATGTGTGGTTAGCAGAACTGCAAGACCGTGGGATAATGCATCAAAGTATAGAAAACGATAAACTTGATATCTACGAAAGTTACTTAGCACCTGTGGATTTTGATGTTAACGGGCAGGAAGTAAAAAAAGGAAGCTGGCTTTTGATGTATCACGTTAAGGATGGGGCGTTATGGGAGGAGATAAAGCGTGGAGAATTTACAGGTTTTTCTATTGGTGGATTTGCAAGGCGTGGCGTAGTTTGAGATAATACCAGGTAAGTGGATATGCCAGAAAAAAATAAAGAAAATAATCCGGATACTGCGGTAGCACGCCTTATTGATTTGGATGTGCGCGAGGTATCTGTTGTTGATCGACCAGCTAACAAACGTGGCTTCCTTATTATTAAGAGAGATGATGGAACGCTACAAGTAGAACGGATGGAGAATACTATGCCAAGAGTAGCTATACCGCGTGAAGACGCGACAAGTTTTGGTATCGAAAAAGACGTAGGTAACCTGGCAGATACAGCCGTATCTGTTATGGAGGAGGAAGATGTAGATATAGAGGTTGAGGAAGAACCTGCAGAACTTGTCGCAATAGTGAAAGTTGAAAAGGTTATTGAGGTTACCAAGAATGCATTGTATAAACTGATGCGTGTTGTACTTGATTCCAAGGAATCAAAATTTGGTGCAGGTAATTTGCCAAAATCCGTTTGTGAAGAAATAAATGGTATTTCAAAGAGTTTATCTGTGTTATTTGAACGCGGCAAAGATAGCAAAGATACGATTGTAAAGGTAGTTAGCGATATAGTTGGTGGTATTACGGAGGTAATCGCGTTATTGGCAGAATCAACAAATGAGTTAAAGAAATTGGATCAATCTAGTAGTGCGATCCCATCGCAGATAACAATGAAAATTCAAAGTGGAATAGACGTATTAGATTCAATTCTGGATCAATTTTCTGGCGCTGATGAGGTGAATCAAGGTGTGGAAGAAAGTTTTAAACGGGAAGACAAATGCGATGCGTCACAGATTTCTGTTAAAGACGGTGGTACTACAGAGGTACTGGCTAAGGTTGGACGAAAAATGAAGGTAGCACGATTGTCATCATTTAAAAAAGCAGTCGACATGCTGCAAGAAATACTACAGGAACTTGGAATGAAAAATACTGAGGGTAATGAACAAAATGTTGAGAAAAAATGCAATGTTGACTTGCCGTTAGAGTCACAGGAGCAGACTGTTGTAGCAGACGTGGTAGACCCGCAAAAAGAAATGGCAACGGCATTGGTAGCGTTAGCTGAGACTATAGCCAAGGTTAATAAGCGCCTTGATGATTTAGAGGGAACTAGACCTGCCGGTGCTGATGCAGATCAGGCGGCACCTGTCGAGAAACGAATTAGCATGTGGGCTAATATTTTTAACCAATAGGTAATGGCGGTCACCCGCCTCGCCGAAAAGAAAAGGATGATTAAATATGAGAGGCATGACAAATAAGGAGTTGATCGAGAAAGCAACGATCACCGCTGATGCCATTGCTGCGGCTGGACTATTAAATGCTGAACAGTCAGACCAGTTTATTGATTATGTGATCGATGAGACTGGCATTAAAGGTATGGCTCGCATTATTAAGTTTAAACCATTGCAAAAGTACATTGACAAAATCAACGTAGCTAACCGTGTGGCTGTGCCAAAAGAAGAAGCAGTGGACCCTGGTGTTCGGCGCGGTGTCACTGCTAGTAGACTCACATTAGAGCACCGTGA